CCAGCCATACCATCATCGAAAAGGTCTACCGTGATTTCTTTGCGGCACGGTAATAAGGTACGGTCATGATCGAGATACAAAACACCGATAGTCTCTTCTATCTTTCTCAAAACGAACATGAGGCTGTGGTCGTCACCACCAACGGCGTGATTCGTAAGAACGGAGACGCCGTACTCGGTAAAGGGCAGGCGCTGGAAGCGAAAAAGCTCGTTCCCGGTTTGGAACATCAGTTAGGTGAGTACCTGCGGCGGTATGGAAACCGCGCATTCTATATGGGTGTCCATAGGGTGGGGGATCGCCTTACATCTCTGGTAACATTTCCTACCAAGCACCACTACCGTGACAATTCTGACCTGGATCTTATTATGAGATCTGCGGTACAGCTAAAAGAGATCGCCGCCAAGTTCCAGCTCTCCAAAATCTACCTTCCGCCTGTTGGCTGTGGGCTGGGCAAGCTGGACTATGAGAAGCAGGTGCGGCTTCTTCTCAATCAGGTATTGGATGACGACCGATTTGTGGTCGTCTTGGGATATAAGGGCCTCTGAGGAGGCACACCCGGACATATGCTCTGTATATATCGATACGAAATGATGGAGGTATAACATGGGAGTAAGTATCAGCGAGTTTAGAGGTGAGTATTATTTTCTGAGTAACTTCTACTCGGCACCAGTTACCTACAACGGAATGTGTTTTGAGAATAACGAGGCGGCGTTTCAAGCGGCTAAATGCCCAGAACGTATGACTGAGTTTTGCCGTCTGAATCCGTCAGAGGCAAAGAGGCTTGGGCGTAGGGTTAAGCTCCGTGGTGACTGGGAAGCGGTCAAAGATACCGTTATGTATGAGATTTGCAAGGCAAAGTTCTCACAGAATCCTGATTTGGCAGACCAGCTTGTTGCGACCAAGGATGCCGAACTCATTGAAGGCAATACTTGGGGCGACCGCATCTGGGGCGTCTGTGATGGCGTTGGAGAAAATCGTCTTGGTAAAATCCTTATGCGGATCAGAGCAGAAATGTGATGTGAACTATGAAGAAGGCTAACACTTATAAAGGAAAACTCGGCTGGCAGTCTGAGTTTAGCCACAGATATGCTTGCTGGGCGAACAACCACAATGGGTGGGCAAAAGCCAAAAAGTCCAATAAGCGGTTGGCTAAGCGCAGATTGAAGGATGAGCTACGGAAAGAACTTGTTTATAGTGCATCGGATAAACAAGTTGGAGAATGAGCGGAAGGAGAATTTATGAATGGAAAAGAGACGTAGGCTGACGCCGGCAGAGCGCCGCGCCGTTTATGACAAGATGGGTGGGCGGTGTGCATACTGCGGCGAGCAGCTGAACTATGAGGATATGCAAGTCGATCACGTTGTTGCGCTGAGGAGTGAGGGCGAAGACGATCTGGCAAATATGCTGCCGGCCTGTCGGAGCTGTAATCACTACAAGCGCGGCAACTCATTGGAGGGCTGGCGGCGGATATTGGAAGCAATGCCGGTCACATTGGAGCGTGACTGCTATACTTACCGTCAGGCTGTACGGTTTGGTATGGTTAAGCCAACGCCAAAGAAAATTACATTCTACTTTGAAAGGGTGGGTGAAGAACATGGATTGCCCCGTTAAATTGAGAAGCGGCATCCCGACCGATGCCGACATGAGAAAGATCAATGCCGTAAGCTCGCACCCGTTGACTGCCGATCAGGTGTTTATATTCGGTATGAGGGTGTGTAGCAACGATGTGGATAAGGACTTTGAGCGTTTTACTACTAAATCGCTTCATAGCCTTGCCAAAATGTATATCGGCAAGCCTGGGATTATCAAGAATGAGGAGAGTGCTCGTATCTACGATACCGTCGTGGTCTCTGATATCGAGAGGACTACGAGATCCGGCGATATCTATTGCGAACTGATCGCATATGCTTACATCCTCCGTTCTGAGGTGTCTAAGCAGCTGATCGAAGACCTGAATGCCGACATGGTAAAGAATGTGTCTATCGGATGTAGCGTGGCCTCTACGACCTGCTCCATCTGCGATGAGGAAACCTGCTCTCACGTCAAGGGGAGTGTTTACGATGGGAAGTTGTGCTTTAAGAACCTCAACTCTCCGGTTGATGCTTACGAGTGGGCTTTCGTGGTTGAACCGAAGAAGCCCGATGCGGCCATGACCCTTGACGAAGCGATCCAGCACTGCTATAAGGTTGCGGAAAGATTGAGAAAAAGCAACCCTTGTGATACCTGCGCTGCCGAGCATGAACAGCTCGCCCACTGGTTGGAGGAGTTGAAAAAGCTCAGAGTGGAATGCGACGGGCTGCGCTCGAACTGGTATAAGTGCGCGGAGAAAGTGAAAACGCTGCGGGCAGAGCGCGACGCTGCTGTGTCGGATCTTCGGAAGCTCGTTCCCGCCTGGAAGTGGGATGGCGAGAAGGAACAAAGCTCCCGTGAGGAAGCGCCCAAATGCGGTTGCGTGGACTTTGGATAAGGCGGTGAATATATGAAGCATTGTGATTTTTTCGGTCGGGAGCTTGTGGTCGGAGATTGTGTGGCCTACATTGACTCCAAGTACCAAGAGCTTCGGAACGGTGAGATCTTAAAGCTCAATGAAAAGCAGGCAACTATTCGTAATCTGGACGACAACGGCCTATTCGGAGACAAGATGGGATATGGCCGGACGTGTAGAGGATATGGCTGCATAGTGAAGAAAGTTTGACTTTCAAATAGCAACAAAGTAAATCAATCAGAAAGGAGCGTGTGCAGTGGACGACCTTAAAGAGTTGACGCACAGACTGAACGAGTACGAAACAACGATCCTGCGTATGAACCAGGAGCGTGCCGCTCTGTTTGAAGAGGTGCAAGCGTATAGAAATGCCGCAAGACTCTATGGAATTGACCCAGCGACAATGCTGACGCTGGCTAAGAGTCAAGTCAAAACCTGCGCCGATAATATCCGCCTCATTGAGAAAATGCAGGAGGTATTTGAGCTGTTCCGGTATGTGCCGGAGAATCTGACGGAGCAGGAGGTTGTATCAGCAATCACCCAATACGATGGCGACGGCTCCAAGCCGTATTGCGATCTGGTGTACTGCGGACTGAGCATAATCCGCAAATATTTGAAGAAAAGGAGCGAGTATGATGAGTGGCGAAAAGGTAATTTGCCGGAGGGTCTCTGATGGCGTGCTCATTAACATTTCCCATACGTTTGATTTGAAGCAGATTGCAGATTCCGGCCAGTGCTTCCGGCTGACCGCACTGCAGGATGGGGGATATGTGGCGGTCACTGGCATGAAACTGGTGAAAATCACACCGGGTACCAATGGCGGGTATGTTTTTCACTGCCCCTATGATGAGTTCCGGGATGTATGGATGCCCTATTTTGACTTGTCTGCTGACTATGAAGCATATCAGCAGAAGATGGCCGGAGACCCGTTTTTGCGGGAGGCGATCGCGGCAGGTGGCGGCATTCGTATCCTGAGACAGAATTTGTGGGAGATGGTAGTGACCTTCATTATCTCTCAGCGGAACAATATCCCGCGCATTCGCAAAGCGGTAGATATTCTCTGCCAGACATTCGGTACGCCGCTGGGGGAGATCAACGGTCTATTCCTTCCCGATGCCGGCGCAGCTGAGAGGTCAGGATCTGTCACCGGCATCGCTGGGCTATCGTGAAAGCTATGTGAAAGAGATGGCCGAGTATGACGAAGATTTCTGGGTGCAGCTCCAGAAGCAGGATGACGATACAGCCCGGAAGACGCTGATTGCTCTGCGGGGCATTGGCGAGAAGGTTGCGAACTGTGTGATGCTGTTTGGGCTTCACCGTATGGACAGTTACCCCAGGGATGTGTGGATCAACCGCATGATTGATGATGTCTACCATGGCAATTTCGACCCCTCTCAGTACGACGGATTTGCCGGCTATGTCCAGCAGCTCCAATTCTTCTATTACCGCAAGACGGCGAAGGAGGAAAGCGTGTGATCGTTAAGGTATGTGACACGATTATGGGAGCAGGTAAAACCGAGTCCGCGATCACTTTGATGAACCAAGACAAGGAAAGCCGCTACGTATTTATCACGCCATACCTGGACGAAGTAGAACGAATCAAACGGAGTTGCAGTGGGCGGAAATTCAAAGATCCGCAAAGCAAAGGTAAGGGTAAGTTGGAAAATTTGCATTACCTTTTGTCTATGAGGGATAACATCGCCAGCACTCATGCGCTGTTTGAGTCGTATAACGATGAAACGATTTCGCTGATCCAAGACGGCGGCTATAGGCTCATTTTGGATGAGGTTTTCCAAGCCGTTCAGACAATCCCGATTTCTCCAAAGGATTTGCAAATGCTCAAGCGGGAGATGATCGAGGTTGACTCTGAGTACCGTGTGCGGTGGGTAAATGATGACTACGAGGGCAGATTTGAAGATCTGCGGGATATGTGCATGACCGGCAACGTCATTTTGTATAATGACTGCCTCTTGCTATGGAAGTTCCCGATTGAGGTATTTCAATCCTTCGATGAGGTGATCATTCTCACCTATATGTTCGATGCTCAGGTGCAGAAATATTACTTCGACATTCATAATATCGAAGTCCAGCGGATCGGAACGGTTTGTGAGAACGGGGTATATCATTTCAGCGATACACCTCACATACCGGATTACGTGGCCGAACTCCCAAAGAAAATTCATATCATCGAGGATGAGAAACTGAATAAGATCGGCGAAATGAGGTCGAGCCTATCTGTTTCTTGGTATAAGAAAGCGCGTGATACTAAAGGACAGCCGCTTATCAAACAGCTGAGAAACAATTTGACAAACTTGTTCAAGAATATGCTCAATTCTTCATCAGACCGTAACTTGTGGACGGTTTTTAAGGATTATCAAGCCCTCCTGAAAGGCAAAGGATATACCAAGGGTTTCCTTTCCTGCAATGTCCGGGCTACTAACGCATATCGGAACAGGGACTGCTTGGCCTACTGCGTCAACGTGTACTACAACCCTTTGCTGAAAAACTACTTTCAGGAGCAAGGAGTTGAGGTGCGCGAGGATGATTATGCGTTGAGTGAGATGATCCAGTGGGTATGGCGGTCAGCCATTCGTGATGGCAAAGAAATCTGGATCTACATTCCAAGCAGGCGGATGAGGGAACTGTTTCGGAATTGGTTAAACGGCATCTCTCATGGAAACACGACAGACTAATGCGGCGTCAACGATTCATTTGATCATATAGGGAACTTGAAATTTAAGAGAGCTGACGCGGCGGTGTGTAGCGGAAGGAGGCTTACAATGAACACCGCACGAAAAAATTGTATTTGGTATGACCAATGTGGCTCGGAGTGCCAGGGGAAGTGTGATGACTATTCTCCGGCTGACGACGCAGGGGAAAACGAAGTGTTCTATCAGGGCGTTTTGAAAGAGAACGCTCAGGAGTACGAAAAGGTAATTCAGGAATATTCAGACAGGGGGTAATGTGTTTGAACCGTGAAAATCGCAGAGCTTTGAAAAAGAGGCTCAGGGACAAAGGCTCACGCACACTTGCTGCGGGTGTCCTGGAAAGCCTCGGAAACGAGATCGACAAAAAGATCCGTGATGGGGATTTGGTCGCTCTGAATGTGGATCAAATCACAGCTCGGAAGGATTATCCGCATATGCAAGAGGAGTACCGTCAATTCGTGGAGTCCAGCCACGACAAGGTATTTGTTGCGCATCCGCATCGTAAACGACCCGATGGGTTCTCTGCTCTGATCGAGCTGGAGGGCGTAGAGACCTGGTTGTTCTGGTATGGGGATCTGATTCAAGTCGAAAACATTCAAACTGAGGAAGGTGAATAGGCCATGGGTAACTCGGTCTATATCGTGTCTGTGGATGCCAAGGATTTGTTCTTGGCGAACTATTCAAGCCCGAACAGTAAGGAATATTCTGTGAAGCTGGCTGGATCAGACCACAACGACCAGTTCAATACAAGACGTTTTGTCAACACTTTGGATTATAGCCTCGACCTGATAAAGCTGAGGGAAGTTTATGAGAAGGTATACCGCCGCATGGACTTCACGTTCAGTAAGCGGGGTAAGGAATACTGCCGGCGCGTGATCAATGTCACGTTCAAGTACAGCGTCAAGGAGTTCAACCGCTTCTTTGACAACACCTACATCAAGTATGGCTATCTGCCGCAGGATGTGCAGCTTACCGACAATATTTGTATCAAGGATGGGGAGCTGATTGCTGTACGGGTAGGATCTCCCGTCGAAAATCCGGCCTCTCCCCAGGAGCTGGGGGATCTGTTCGTTTTTGATAATGGAATGTATCGGCTTGGGAAAACCATGAAGGTACTTCTTACCGTAGCCCAGCTTCGGAATCGTCTTTATCAGGACGGATTCACGTGCGATGGTATTGTGTTCCGTAGGTTCAAGCGTTCAAGCGGAAGCAGCCGAATTGGAAAGTGCCTGTTCATTGATGAGCAGCTGTATCCAAGAATGCACAAGTGGGAGCTTTGTGGGCTGAAAGTGAAAGAGGGTCAGGAGATTGATCTGGCCGCTCTGGAAGCCTATATCGCCCTTACTCTGAGTAGCATCGTCGGTACTATTCCGCTGCGGCCCGAGAACTTCTTGGTAATCGACGACTATAAGAGCGTGTTCAAAGATCGCGTTGTGGCGACAAGGATTGGTAGCGATAACTGGCTTACTTCAAAGCCGGAAGAGGTTGAGATCGAGAACAGTATTTGGGACGGACAGTCTCTCATTGACAAAAGTGCTATGGGCGAATGGCAGGATTACGGTATGATCCTTCTGCGGAACCGGTTTTTCAAATCGGCCTGTTTTAATACCAATATCCAGAAGTTCTTTGCCGATCGTGGCATTACTGACGTATCCCAGCTTTCCGGTTTCACGCTGGCGCAGGATATCAGCGATATTAAGGTCATTACTACGCCCAGTAGTATTAAGTACGTGAAGTTTGGCACTCTGGAACAGTGGCTGAGATTGCTGGACGAAGACGGTAACTTTGGTGTCGTGAAGCATGAGAAGCCGACGCATTTCTTTGATGGCCGCATGGTGCAGATCCATTACCAGCTTTTGAATACTCTTCAGCTTTCGCAAGATGATGTTGACCAGTTGGTAAAACCGTCGTTGGATTATCTGCGCATGATCCAGACAGATCCTGCGGTGCTGCGGTACCATATCAAATATATGGGCGGGGATGAGGAGATCGACAGCGACGGAATTATGACGACGAACGATGTGGTATATCAGATGTTGGGTGTCACAGATAAGTTTTCTCAAACGAAGCTGTACCACAACTTCAAAACCGACGTATCGAAGTCGTTCAAAAAAGAGCTGGCCCGTGGACACATCCTTGTAGAAGGGAACTATTCAACTCTGCTGGGAAACCCTATCGAAATGCTCTACTCTGCGATTGGGCAATTTGATGGTGAGAGTAAAATCGGAGTAGGCAATGTTTTTTGCCAACAGTTTGCTTTTGATCAGACTATTCTCGGATCGCGCAGCCCCCATGTGACGATGGGAAATGTACTCCTGGCGAGGAATACGGACAACGAGGAGATTCGGCAGTACGTCAATACCACGCGAGAGATCGTGTGTGTTAACAGTATCGGTGAGAATATTCTTTTCCGGTTATCCGGTGCAGACTTTGACTCTGATACCATGTTGCTGACGAATAACGCTATCCTTATTCGGGCCGCAGAACAGAACTATCACAAATTCCTCGTCCCGACCAGCATGGTAGACGCTAAGAAAATCGTGCGCCATTATACCAAATCAGATCAGTCTGATCTGGATATCAAAACATCAGTCAATAAGATCGGTGAGATCGTAAACCTCTCCCAAGAGCTGAATACGAAGCTATGGGACGCGCTGAACAGCGGAGCAGATTTTTCCGAGTATGAGGAGCTTTACTGCGAGATCGCCCAGCTGGACGTTTTGAGTAACATCGAGATTGATAAGGCGAAGCGAGAATATGCCGTAGACAGTGTTGCGGAAATCAAACGGTTGAGAAAAAAATATGAGATACGCGACGATGATGGCCGGCAAGTAAAGCCCAACTTTTTCGGGAAGATCGCCCGCATGAAGGGCTACTATGACAGTGTGGGAAAAAACTATCGTTTCCACAATACGACGATGGATTTTTTGCAGCACAGTCTGAACTCTTACCGTACAAGCTATGCTTATACGTCGTTCATCCCGTTTTCTGAACTGTTGGTAAACGACGCTTATCTGCAAAAATCTGTGAGCTATTCACAGGTCGAACGGATCTTGGGGTTTGTCAGGGATATGAGATCTAAGATCCGGGCGGTTTGGGATGGAACAGACGAAAACCTGGATAACTACGGTAAGGCAATCCTGGTACATGAGATTCGGCAGGAGTATATCAACTATATTAAGTCACTGCGGATCAGCCCTCATACTGCATATCGGTTGATGCTCGCCATTGAGGAGCCTCAGAATAAAGATATCTCACGCACCTTGTTTTACACGTTGTTTTCGGCACCAAGTCAGTGTTTTTTGGACTTGATTGAGCAGAGCCGGGCACCCATTTCAACGTTGACTGAGGTTTCTGACGGCCCGTGGGATGTGGAAATTTATGGGTTCCATTTCCGTAGAGAAACGGTAATATGCCCAAAAACAACGTCCGACAACTGTTGAATTTTCACAATTTTATACAGTTTTTCGGGTTTGTTGGTCGAATAATTCTGAAACCACGTTGGGAACTCCCGTTTGTTGTCGGGAGTTCCCAAGTCCTAAATTTGGTGTAATTTTGAGGGAGTACCCTCAAATTTATTAGAAAAGGATGGTTCTCGTGGTTCCTATTAACAAGACAGAAAAAGATCTGCTGGTCAAAGCATTTCCTCCGCATAAGTATCCCCACTACTACTGTTATCCTCGGACGATGAAGCAGGACTCGAAGAGAGGTCATTATTTCTGCGTCGAATCCCCTGAGCTGCTTGCAAAGCTGAGCGAAATTCGTTGTATGAACGTGATCGAGGAGCACAAGTAAATGGCAGTGCGGGAGCAGCGTGAGGTATATTCTCACGCAACGATCGACTGCTCCGATATGACGCTGACGGAGTATGACGTGAATGGTGCTCGGACTTACGATATCAAGGAGATCTTGGAGCGTTGGGCCGGCGTACCAAACATTGAAATTGAAATCAGGCAGAGTACGCTTCTGCCGGCAGAAGAGGGGTGAAGACATTCGTGAATCCAAAGTATGAACGCAGAGAAGGTGAGGATACATATGAATATGGTCTTCGCCTAATCGAAATCAAAGTCGAACAGAAGCCCGACGATCTGGACTGGGAAGACATCGTTGAAGCAACTGGCATCGAATGCCATCGGGATAGTTTGAGAAAGGCGGCATCTGTAACGCCATACTCCGGCTATGCTGTTGCGCAGTATTTCAAGAAAAAGTATGCCGCTCAGGGTAATCCCGGCCAGGACGATTATATGGGAGAGCTGAACTGTAAAATTGCGGAGATGCGCAAAGAGGCCAAACGCTTCTACGACCAGCGCCGCGAGTTCAATAAGATGGTCGATCGGATGGGTCGTGAGGAAAATCTGGAAGATCGGCTCGTTGAGGCTGCTCAGAATCTGAATGAGTTTTTGCCGCTATCGGTTAATAAACCGGACGACTTTTGTATGTTCCTTGGCGATGCTGAGGCTGTTCTTGTGTTTGCCGACTGGCATTACGGTATGGTGACGGACAATATCTGGGAGCAGTATAATACTCAGGTATGCCGTTATCGTGTGGAACGGCTGATTGAGCGAGCAGTTGAGCGTATCAGGCTGAATAAATGCCAGAGACTTCATGTCGTGTTGTTGGGCGACGCGGCTCATGGTTCAATACACACCAGTGCGCGTGTTGCCTCTGAGGAGCTGACGTGCGACCAGATCATGCAGGTGTCAGAAATTATGGCACAGGCGATCAGTGTTTTGGCCGACGAGGTTGAGCAGACAGTAGTTCACGCGACCTATGGAAATCATTTGAGAACCGTTCAAAATAAAAACGACAGTATTCATGCGGATAACATGGAGCGGCTGATCCCCTGGTGGCTTGAGCAGCGGCTTCATGATCGCGGCGATATCGTTTTCCCGGAATCGGAGTATTACGAGTTTTTGTACTTCTCCGTATGCGGGTATAACATTTGTGCCGCCCATGGCGACTTGGACAACGTGAAGAATGCCGGAAAGACGCTGCACACGCTGTTTGCCAAGAAGTATTCCAGCGATATTGACTATGTGGTGTTGGCCGATAAGCACCATAAAGAGGAGTTTGAAGAGTTGGGAATCGAGAGTATGATCGCACCCTGCTTGTGCGGTACGGATGATTATGCTAACGGAAAACGGCTCTATTCGACTCCGGCACAGCTGATGATGGTTTTCCGCCCCGGAGTAGGTGCGGATGCCTGCTATCAGATCAAATTGAATTAAGGAGTGGGACAATGGTTAAGGCCGATATCGTGTCCGCTCTGTGCGAGAAAGGCTACTACAAGAATCAGGCCAATGATGTGGTGGACGAAGTGCTCCAAATCATCAGAGACGCGCTGGTTCGCGGGGAGCAGGTACAGCTCAGAGGTTTCGGAACCTTTGAGGTGAAAACCAGAAAAGGCCGCAATAGCAAAAACATCTCCACCGGGGAGATGCGGGTATCGAGCGATAGCAAGGTGCCCACGTTCCGAGCCAGTAACAGCCTGAAAGAGGATGTTCGCGCCGGTACAGACTCGCAGTAGTGACACAAAAAATATAAAATAATTTTCTTTGTAGCTATTGACATCCAGAAATGCCTATGGTATCATATGACCATAGCAGCAAAGAAAATCAACGAAAACAGCGCCGCCCCTTATTAGGGGGCGGACATATGGGGCCATAGC